ACCGGCCATCCGAATATGGCGACCCGATGCCGATCACGCTGAAGCTGGTCGAGGACGGCAATACTCACCTGCTGCTCGACAAGCCCGTCCCCTTCACCGGCCCGGTCCGCCTGCTGCACGGCCAGCGCGACCCGGACGTGCCCTGGCAGATCGCTTTGCGTGTGGCCGAGCGGATGGAGAGCGGCGATGTGCGCGTCATTTTGATCAAGGACGGCGACCACCGCCTGTCGCGTCCGCAGGACATCGCACTGATCGTCGACACGGTGGAAGATCTGATAGGGTAAGATTTACAACGTGAACGGTTGCATGGGCGGGTCCTCCCGTGCTTTACCGTGCCGCCTGACTGGAGAGGTGGCCGAGTGGTTGAAGGCGCACGCCTGGAAAGTGTGTAAACGGGAGACCGTTTCGGGGGTTCGAATCCCCCTCTCTCCGCCAGTCAGTCTGCAATGCACTCCGGTTCGGAATTTAGCAGCGCCGCAAGAGGCGCATTCCTGCGCCCTTTGGCGATAATTCCCGCGCCTTCCTAATCGCCAGAGACTTTCTTCAATCGGAATTCCGCCGGACGCGATAGCCGCCGTCTCCGGCTGATTTCGCTCGACTTCGCTTCCATTTTTACCGCCTATTAAAGGCCATGCGGTTAAGGCCGATCTCGCCGATCATTCTAACTAACTGTAATTAATTGAGATTTCATTTTCCCGTGCACCGCGATTTTCCCGAGCTTTAAAGCCCCTAAAACGGACAAATTTCGACCCAATTGCACCTCTCAGACAATCGCCCGACGCTGCTTTAACTATGCGGAAATTACATTTATAAGGTTTAATATGTGAATCTTGCATATATGAGCGATGTCCGACCCAAACATAGATTTGGACCTATTGCGTCCATTGTTGGCTCTCCTCGAAGAGCAAAACATCTCTCGAGCAGCGGTTCGTGTAGGCCTCAGCCAATCCGCTATGAGCCGGACGTTTCACCGTCTTCGTGAGGTACTGGGCGACCAACTCCTGGTGCGGTCTGGGCGTGGTTACAATCTGACGTCGCGGGGTCGGGCGCTGCTCTTGGAGCTCTCAAGGGTGCTGCCTCAGCTGAACCAATTATTGAGTGGGGATACGTTCAATCCTCAAACGGCCCGAGCACGATTCCGTATCGCCTGTTTGCCGGATGTCGCTCAGATGATCGGCGCCAATATCCTGCATCAGATACGAGCGGCTGCGCCGAGGGCATCGGCTGACATCGTCCAATGGGTCGACAGCACCCTCGATGACTTACTAGCCGGCCGGCTCGATTTGGCGCTCGGCGTAAGCGAGCCGGGAGCGCCCTTTTCGATCAGTCCATTATTTGATGACCCGCTGGTGTGTGTGGTGGCAGTCGATCACGGCCTCGGCAAGACCCGGCTGACGCTGGCTGACTATCTGACGGCCCGCCACATTGGGATCGCGTCCTTTGGAGAAGATCAGCCTGGGGTTGATGACGTCTTGCGCAGATTGAACGGCGCAGTGCGCCAAATCGCCTTCCGCGCGCCGACGTTCCAAATCGCAATTGAAACCATCGTTGGGACAAATCTTGTGCTAACGATGCCTCGACGCATTGCAGCGGAACTACAAACCGAGTTGCTCACAATCAAGCGTCCGCCACTCGATCTTCACTCCATAAGCTACACCGCCATCTGGCCTTCCGCGCGTGAACTCGAGCCCGCCTTTGGCTGGCTCCGCTCGATTGTAGTTAGCAGCGCCCTGCACAGTTGATATCAGCCGATAGGCTTTCGCGATGGCCACGAGGCGAAGATTTTGGATGGGCGGGCATCGTTTGCCCGTTGACATCCGACCCGGAACATTGGTAAAAATCTCGGGTCGGGCAATCCATGTCTGGAATCAGGCTATTTCGAACAGTTGCCGACGTCATGAGCCGCTTTCAGCGGCTTTTTTTATGCCTGTAGTCCAAGCGCAAACAGGAAATCGGCCGCCCCGTGCGGCTTTTTTTGTGCTCAGCGCGAACTGACTGTCATCCACGAGATCGCCAACACCCGAGCCCCGGGTCTCATAACCCGCAAATCACCAGGCCGCCTTGTGCGGCCTTTTTCATGTCCGGCGTCCAGCGCCACCCGCTGGCTACAAAGCAGGAAAGTCATGGCACATCCAACAAAAGAACCCTTTCAGGACTCTTCATTCTGGCCAGCACACCAGGTCGAGATCTGGCCAATCGAACGCCTCAAGCCGTCCCCTACTAACGCTCGACTGCACACCAAGGCGGACGTCGAACTCGTAAAGGATTCGATCACGCGCTCGGGTTGGACCAACCCAATGTTGACCGACGAAGACGGCAATATCATCGCCGGCCATTGCCGGCGCCTCGCCGCAATCGCTCTCGGTCTCAAGAGAGTTCCGGTAGTTGTTGCGCGCGGTTGGACCGACGCCCAGAAGCGGTCTCACAGATTGTGGGACAACCAGTCGACGCTCCGCGGCACTTGGGACCTGGATGTTCTGCGCTCCGAGATCGATGACCTGAAACTTGCTGACTGCGACATCGCGTGGCTCGGCTTCGAACCGGAAGAATTAGAGCGGCTCGGCATAAACCAAAACGAACAAGGGCTGACAGATCCCGATGCCGTTCCGGAGGTCCCTACCCATCCCACCAGTCGCGTTGGCGATATCTACAGGCTGGGGCCTCACAGAGCTGCCTGCGGAGACAGCACCGACCCTGATCATGTTGCCGCGCTGCTAGGGGACACCGTTCCCAAAATCATGGTCACCGACATCCCTTATGGAGTCGACTACGACCCCACATGGCGCGAGGGACATCATCTCGGGGTCGGAAAACGCTCCAAGGGCAAAGTTCTAAACGACGATCGGGCGGACTGGCGTGCCGCCTACAAGCTTTTTCCCGGGAATGTCGCCTATGTCTGGCATGGCGCCGTATATAGCGGCGTTTGCGCCGACGGCCTTCGCGCCTGCGACTTCGAAATCCGATCCCATATCGTCTGGGCCAAGCAGCACTTCGTGATCAGCCGCGGTGACTACCATTGGCAGCATGAAACCTGCTGGTACGCAGTCCGGAAAGGCTGGAAGAGCAGCTGGATTGGCGGCCGCAAGCAATCGACCATCTGGGAGATCGCCAACAACGGCTTCGGCAATAGCGAACGCGAACAGACCTGGGGCCATGGGACTCAAAAGCCCGTCGAGGTCATGCGCCGGCCGATCGTCAACAACTGTCCCCTTGGTGACGTGGTTTACGATCCGTTCCTCGGCTCCGGAACCACCCTCATCGCCGCCGTGCAGTCCGGTCGGATCTGTTTCGGCATGGAGCTCAGTCCCGCCTATGTCGACGTCATAGTCCGGCGCTGGCAGCAGTTCACAGGGCAGGAGGCGGTCCTGATACGAACGGGCCAGACCTTCAATGAGTATTCCGCAAATCCTTAATCCCGTCCGGAGGCAGAGCAATCTGCCCCCTTTTTTATGAAAGGTTCCCCCACAATGCCGCGTAAGACATTCAAACCGACTCAGACGGATCGCCAGGACGTCCGCCGCTGGGCGCAACACGGTTTGTCCCATAACGATATCGCCAAACTTTGCAAAATCTCCCCTAAGACACTGCGCAAGCATTTTCAAGACGAGCTAGACCGCGGTCCGTCAGAACAACGAGCTATGATCGCTGATGGGCTATTCCAGGCGATACACAAGGGCAGCGTTCCGGCCATTCTATTTGCCCACAGGACTCGTGTTCATGCCGCCAAGCGCCGGGGAGATGCACCCGATGAGCCTACTGTAGAAGTCATCTGCCGGCCGCCTCCGCGCACGGTTTATAGGGACGAGTACACCGCCTACCCAGAAGTGATCATTGACCTTCCCGGTGCCCCGCCGGGAACGCCGCCGATCCTTATCCATCAAACACCCTCGGTCTATAATCCCTCGTCTCAACACGTCCTTACGACATATCCGGAGGAATGGCTGCGGGGGGAAATCCCTATGCGCAAACAACGGACGCCCGAGATTGAAGCTGGAAGAAAACCGTACAAGCCGACTGATGACGATAGGAAGATGGTAAGGCGCTTAGGCATCCGCGGACTACCACAAGCCGATATCGCGCGGTTGCTGCGAATCTCGCCAAAAACGCTGCGAAAGCATTTTCGCGACGAGCTGGATCTGGCCGCGATTGATCTGAAGATCACCATCACGAGCGCGCTACATAAATTGATTCAGAAAGGCGAAACGGCAGCGCTGGTCTATGCGATGAAAAATATCGTCGGCGGGTTAATTGACTCCTCCCAGACGGAGGAGAATGAGTTAGCACAGCGCCCTAAGCCAAAAACGACGATTATTATTTCCGTGCCGGATAACGGACGTGAATACGTTCGCGGCTATGACCGCATTGTCCACCTAGATTCGCGGGATGGACGCCCTCCAATACCTATCCGAACGTTTCGCGTGAACGAGCTTCCGTTGCAGCTGATACCTATCGAATGGCTTCCGCCTGAGCTGCTTGCGATACGGGATAAATATGTCTTTGACTACGCCACGATAGCGGCGGCTCTCGACAGAGTATTCGCGTTACGGTGAGAGCGGCCGGCTGTGTGCCCGCGAGGATCGCTTCGGTTATGTCGGGCGCCAAAAATGCCAGGTTCAGGACATAGCGGACGTAGCGATCCTTGCAGCCCTCCTGCTTCGCGATTTCCTCAAGCGACTGGGCGGCGCCGCTGATCAAGGCCTGCCGCCAACGATAGGCGCGGGCGGCAGCCTTGATGAGGGCCGGGTCAAAGCGTGGGCGCCTGGAAACATGTGTCCCAGGCGTGTCGATCCTGGTGCTCCTGCTGGACCGACCGAGCCGTATCGGCACCTGGACGGTCACACTGTTTTCATCCTCGGCGATCACCCTGACGTCGGTGGGGAGTTTCCAAGCAAGGCGATGGTCTGTCTTTAATTCACCAAAGGTGAGCGACACGCTGTCACCGGCAATGACAATGCGCTGGAGGACCGGACGGTTCGATGATGCGGATGGCCGAATGCGATCGACATCTAATGAGCGCGTGGGCACCAAATACTTGACCGTATCCCCGACAAGATTTTCGACGGCCGGGGCAGCAACCCGCGAAACGCTGCCAGCATCGTTGGGGCGACCTTGGAGCAGCGCCTGGCTCACATAATACCGGTACCGCCGCCCGTTGGCTTTCTGGGTGTGGCTGGGCGACATCGCGTTCCCGCCGTCGTCGAATATGACGCCTGTCAGGCGCGCGTATGATGAGCTGTGCTGCTGTCCTGCCTGCTTGGCGCCAGAGGCCGCCAGGACGGTTTGCACGCGCTCCCAAAGCTCTTCGGGCACGATCGCTTCATGCAGGCCGGGGTAGGTCTTATCTCCGTGTATGATCTGCCCGCGATAGGTACGGTTTTGCAGCAGGTGACGCAGAGCGCCGCGGCTGAAGCTAGACGCGCCGAGAGTCCGGCCAGCCTTCGTTCGCCTGAATTTGCTGCGTAACCCTTCCTGTTCCAAGACACCCTGCAGCCGACCGACCGAGCCGACCTCAAGGTAACGGCGATAAATTTGCCGAACCTGCTCAGCTTCGGCTTCGTTCACCACCAAGCATTGCTCATGGACGTCATATCCCATCGGAGCGTATCCACCCATCCACATGCCCTTCTTCTTCGAAGCCGCAATCTTGTCGCGTATGCGCTCGCCGGTAACCTCGCGTTCAAACTGGGCAAAGGATAGGAGCACATTGAGCGTCAACCGCCCCATCGATGTCGTGGTATTGAACTGCTGGGTGATTGAAACGAACGAAGCCCCCTGCCCGTCCAATATCTCCACGATCTTGGCAAAATCGGCGAGCGAGCGGGTCAGCCGGTCGACTTTATAGACGACGATCGTGTCGACGACGCCGCGCGCCAGATCCGCCAGCAGACGTTTGAGCGCCGGTCGTTCTATCGTGCCGCCCGAGTACCCTCCGTCATCATAATGCGTGGCGATGGCGGCCCAGCCTTCATGGGCCTGACTCTTGATATAGGCTTCACAGGCTTCGCGCTGGGCATCCAGAGAATTGAAGGATTGGTCGAGACCTTCCTCGGAACTTTTGCGGGTGTAGATGGCACAGCGAAGCTTCGATTTTGCGGCCATGTAGGTGCCCTCCTACGGCTTCGCAGCGATAGGCTTGAGTCCGAAAAATCGCGGTCCTGACCAGCGGGTACCGGTGATTGCCCGGGCAACAGAAGAGAGGTCGCCGTACAACTTGCCATCGAAGGTGAAGCCCTTCTCCTCGACGACGACCCGAATGGTTTTTCCTTGCCATTCCCGCGTCAGCGTCGTGCCCGGTGAAAGTTGGAACGGCTGTCGGACCGCGATGTTACCGGTTCGGGCAACGACCTTGGCGTGCTCACGCAATTGGTGCTTCGCCTCGCTCGAGAGATCACCGTACAGCCGGGATTGCACCGACCATGCAAGCAATCCTCTGAGGACATTCTTGCTCTTGCAGGCTGGTGGAGTTGGGCCAACCCGTTTGCGCCATTCGGCCCGCAGCTCATCCAATCCGAGCCGCGCCAGACCGGCGACAAAGGCTTCACAGTCGAAGCCGAGGTCTTTTCCCCGCGTTTGTGCGGACGCAACCGCCTGCATCCCGTCGGGGATGCAGGCTTGGCTCGTATTCAGCAGGGTCATTCCGCGCCGCCAGCGATACGATAAACGAGGCCTCGCCCGTCTATCTTTTGACGATCGACGCTCGCGCCCAATTTCTTCTTGATCGACCCGGCGATAGCGCCCCGGATCGAATGGACCTGCCAACCGGTCTGTCCGACAAGCTCCGCAACGGTCGCGCCTTCCGGCCGCCGCATCAGCAGGATCATTTGATCCCGTTTCGAAAGCGGCTGCGGCGGGGATACGTCCGATGTCGGTTCCGTGTTCGCCGGGTCGTCGTTCAGCTGTGTAAGGTTAGCGACCGCCGCGCCGGCACGCGACCGTTTCGTACGCTGCTTCTCAGGGGTGACGCTGCGGACCTTGGCGGTGCTACTCGCGGTATTCATGATGAGTCTCCAGTGTTGATGCGCCAAGTGATTTTGGCGTTGTCACGGAGACGAGCCCGGCATCGGCCAGGCCAAAAAACTCACGGGCTTGATAAGACCACCAATGCTCTGGTCGCCACCAAAGTCCAGCGCGTTCTGCCCGGTTTGCGCTAATCTTTTATCGAGGCGTTGATTACGGCGCGGATCTCGGGCCAGGGAAATTCTTCGTCGTCGCCACATTGGTGAGGCGCCAATTCGAGCAAGGCTCGAAGCGTGATCACCACGCCGGCAACATCCGGTGTCGGCGCAGCAAATAGAAGCTCACGCTTCAAGCACAGTCTCTCGCTGACTACCTTCCGAAACTCGTCTCTAGGGGGCGTTTGACCCCCAGAATAAGCGGGACCAGGGCATCGCGCTCTTTCTCGATCCTGTCGGCCACGTAGCAGCCATTCTCGTATCGGCATGGCTCAGCCGCCCCCATTCCCGCACTTTGCGCCGCTTGCGGACCCTGATATCAGGGTATATTTTCGTCACGTGATGAAAGCCGTTACGAAACAAAAAAAATGTGGGCATTGCGGACGACGCCTGGTGCGGGCAGGTCGGGGTCGACCCCGCACCTACTGCTCGGCAGGCTGTCGCCAGCGTGCGTATGAAAATCGGTGCGCCGAGCGCCACGTGCCTTCGCTGCTTCTCGGGCGGGATTTAGACGAGTATCGCACTAAGGCCGGCATTGAACGCGCAGTAGTCGACATTCTAAGGCGATACGGGATATTGCCCCCGGAGCCGCCGCGAGCGCCGCAATTGCGGATCATCAAGCCTGAAACAACCGGCTAACGCTCAATCGAGACCACGATCGCATCCCCGAGGCACGGTCAAGGTGCCGGAAGATCACGTCCCTATAGAATGGTGCTGTCAGGTTAAATGTAAGCCGTCCTAACATCGGCAATCTTACGCATCACGGAAGCTCAAACAACGTCAGATCCTGACGTACAGGCCGTAGCTGCCGGCGCGAAAATTGCCCGAGGGATCGTCAAATTTGATTAACCTGACAGCTCCCTCTTCGCTCCAACGACGCCGGCGCTCCCGGCCATCAAAACCGTCATCTGGCTCATGCTGCGCTGCTAACTGCGCTCTTGAGGTCTCCTTACGAGTGTAGCCTCGTCTCGGCCCCATTCCCTCGCAAGGCGGCTTATGCTGGAGGCGTACCCATCATCGGGCTGGGTGGGACCGGCTCCTATCTTCTCGACTTCGTCATGAAGACGCCTCCCGCGCAATGAAAAT